ATTTGTGTGATGATTTTGATTTCACACTCTCGAATTTCAATCAATGACTGTCCAAATTTCGGGGTACGGATCAGGGGCGGTCGAAATCTCTGCGAGGCGGCCTCCCGGAAAACGGCGCGGGGCTCCGTGTTGAAAAACGCACATTCAAACGACCGAATAGCCCCAGCACGCAAGGAGTGTGATAAATATGGCCAAAGACGGCACAAACAGAGGCGGCGCTCGTGTCGGCGCGGGTGCAAAAAAGAAGCCTCTCGCCGACAAAATATCTGCCGGCAATCCCGGCGGCAGAACATTGACCGTGATGGAATTTTCCGACACAGCCGACCTGCAAGGTCAGGCAATGCCTGAACCAAATAAAATGCTCGAAGCTGTACAGAAGGACGGCAAGACGCTCGTCGCCGCTGACATTTACAAAAACACATGGCACTGGCTACATGAACGCGGATGTTCGGTGCTTGTCTCTCCACAGCTTCTGGAACGCTACGCCATGAGCGTGGCTCGTTGGATTCAGTGCGAGGAAGCGGTTACCGAATATGGTTTTCTCGCAAAACACCCCACCACGGGCAATGCAATCCAAAGCCCCTATGTGGCGATGGGTCAGAACTACATGAACCAGACAAACCGCCTGTGGATGGAGATATTCCAGATTGTCAAAGAAAATTGCACCGGCGAATACAGCGGAGCCAATCCCCAGGATGATGTGATGGAGCGGCTTTTGACCGCTCGGAAAGGAAAATAACATATGATTACTTATAAAACAGCAGAGAGTGTCTGCGCCGGACACCCGGATAAACTGTGCGACCTCATTGCCGACAGCATCCTTGATGCCTGCCTGCGCAAAGACAAATCCTCCCGTGTCGCCTGCGAAGTCATGGCGACCAAAGGCAAAATTATCGTTGCGGGCGAGATCACCTGCGACGGCAAAGTGGATATTCGTTGGGCAGTGCGTGAAGTCCTCAGAAAAGTCGGCTATAATCCGTGGAAGTTTACGGTTTTCGTATTCGTTCATAAGCAGAGCAAGGATATTGATGCCGGAGTGACCACCGCCCTTGAAGCCCGGAATGGCAGTGAGGAACGCTATGCCGTCCTCGGTGCTGGCGACCAAGGCACCGTTTACGGCTATGCCACCAATGAAACCCGCGAGATGCTTCCGCTCCCGCTGGTGCTGGCGCATAGAATTTGCAAGCGTGTGGACGCTGTCCGCAAGGATAAAATCGTCAAAGGCATTTTGCCTGACGGCAAGGCTCAAGTCACGGTTGAATATGAGGACGGCAAACCCAAGCGTGTGAAAACAATTGTGGTCTCCATCCAGCACGATAAGGATAAAACGCAGGAGCAACTATACTCCGACATCAAGCAGAATGTGCTCTGGCAGTGCTTTGAGGAATTTCCGTTTGATGAAAATACAGAAATCCTCATCAACCCCTCCGGCAGATTCGTCGAGGGCGGACCCGCCGCCGATACCGGGCTGACGGGCAGAAAAATGATGGTGGATACCTACGGAGGGCTTGCTCTTCACGGCGGTGGTGCATTCAGCGGCAAAGACCCGACAAAGGTCGACCGCAGCGGTGCTTACATGGCGCGGTACATCGCAAAAAACATCGTGTGGAGCGACTTGGCTGAGAGATGCGAGGTCGCTCTTTCTTATGCCATCGGCAAGGCTGACCCTGTGGCGGTTGATATTGACGCTTTCGGCACGAGCGCCCTTACCAATGAGGAACTGCGCGAAATCGTGCTGTCCGTGTTTAACCTACGCCCTGCAGCAATCATCGAAAAACTGCGGCTACGCAATGCCATCTATGATGACACCGCAGTTTACGGGCATTTCAACTCCTGTTTGTTCCCGTGGGAGGATGGCAGTGTTCATTACAAAGAACTGAGAAAGGCGGCGGAGAAATATGCTGATAGAAAAGATTCAGACTGAGCGGCTCATCCCCGCCGACTATAACCCCAGAAAAGACCTCAAACCGGGCGACCCGGAATACGAAAAGCTGAAACGTTCTCTTGAGGAGTTCGGCTATGTCGAACCCGTTATATGGAATAAGACCACCTCTCATGTTGTCGGCGGTCACCAGCGCTTAAAGGTGCTTCTTGATATGGGCATTACCGAAGTCGAGTGCGTAGTGGTCGAGATGGACGCCGAGAAAGAAAAGGCGCTCAATGTTGCGCTCAATAAAATTAGCGGTGACTGGGACAAAGATAAGCTGGCTCTACTCATCGCCGACCTGCAGGGTACGGACTTCGATGTGTCGCTCACCGGCTTCGACCCCAGCGAAATCGATGACCTTTTCAAGGATTCGCTCAAGGATGGCATTCATGATGACGATTTTGATGTGGATGCCGAGCTGCAAAATCCTGCTATAACAAAGCCGGGCGATGTGTGGCTGCTCGGCCGGCATCGGCTGGTCTGCGGTGACTCCACCAAGGCCGATACCTTTACCACTCTGATGGACGGAAAGCTGGCAAATCTGGTGGTGACCGACCCGCCCTACAACGTCAACTACGAAGGTGCGGCGGGTAAAATCAAAAACGATAATATGGGCAATGAAGCGTTTTATGACTTCCTGCTGGCGGCGTTTACGAACACCGAGGCGGTGATGGCACAGGACGCTTCTATTTATGTATTCCATGCCGACACCGAAGGGCTGAACTTCCGCAAGGCATTCTCGGACGCTGGCTTTCAGCTTTCCGGGTGCTGCATCTGGAAAAAGCCGTCGCTGGTGCTTGGACGCTCACCATACCAATGGCAGCACGAACCTGTGCTGTTCGGCTGGAAGAAAAAAGGCAAGCACAACTGGTATACAGACCGCAAGCAAACCACCATCTGGGAGTTTGAAAAGCCGAAGGAAAACGCTGACCATCCGACCATGAAGCCGATTGCACTTGTTGCCTACCCCATTATGAACAGCAGCCTGACAAACTGCATCGTGCTCGACCCCTTCGGTGGCAGCGGTTCTACGCTTATCGCCTGTGAGCAGTCTGACAGGATTTGTTTCACAATTGAACTCGATGAAAAATACTGCGACGTTATTGTAAAACGGTATATCGAGCAGGTCGGCAGCCCAGACGGGGTTTCTGTTATCCGCGACAGCCTCACGATGAAGTATGCGGAGGTGAAACCTGATGAATAAACTCACGCTCGGCTCCCTCTTCGATGGCTCCGGCGGTTTCCCGCTTGGCGGTCTGCTCTGCGGCATCGAACCGCTTTGGGCTTCGGAAATTGAACCGTTCCCGATACGGGTCACCACGAAACGGATACCGCAAATGAAGCATTACGGCGATATTTCCAAGCTGAACGGTGCGGATTTGCCGCCGGTGGATATTATAACCTTCGGCTCGCCCTGCACCGATATGTCAGTTGCCGGGAAAAGAGCCGGTCTGGACGGAGAACAATCCGTCCTTTTTTATGAAGCAATACGAATCATCAAGGAAATGAGGTGCAAGACCAATGGCAGATATCCAAGATATGCAGTCTGGGAAAATGTCCCCGGCGCATTCAGTTCAAACAAAGGCGCCGACTTCCGGGCAGTCCTCGAAGCGGTCATTGGCGTCAAAGAACCGGGCACCCCAGTGCCTTTACCTGAAAAAGGACGATGGTCTTACGCAGACGTGCTTCTGGGAGACGGATGGAGCGTGGCTTACAGAACTATCGACGCGCAATATTTCGGAGTTCCCCAACGCCGCCGTAGAATCTACCTTGTCGCAGATTTTGCAGGCGGAAGTGCCGGAGAAATACTATTTGAGTCCGAAGGCGTGTCAAGGGATTTTACGCCGTGCGGCAGCCCGTGGAAAGGAACTGCCGGAAATGCTGAGACTGGCCCTGGAACATCAAGCGGTGGCTTAATCTGTCTTAATGACCAGGGCGGCAGCATGATGTCGATTACAGAAGACATAACCGCAACGCTGCGTGCCGAGGAGCACGGACACCAACCTTGTGTAATGCAATCGAGCGGATTCTGCACCGAACACAGCGCCAAGAGCCGAAGCGTCGGTTACGAGGAAGAACGCCCTCCCACGCTTCGAGCGGGTGTTGTTCCCGGTGCAGTCATGTCATTTGAACCGGGTGCGGCTTCCCGTGTCGGTGGTCATACAGATGAAAATATCAGCGGCTCACTTCGTGCAAACATGGGCGACAACCAAACCGCAGTGGCGATTGAGAATCACCCCACCGATGGAAGATGCAGAATTGAGCAGGACGGAAAAGTGCAGACGTTAACCTCCCGTATGGGAACAGGCGGCATGAACACTCCGCTTGTATTGGACACACCAAAGACACTGAAAATTCGTTCCGGCTGTGAAGGCGGCGGCAAAGGCGCGCTTGTTCAGGACGATATGTCCGCCACTATCTCCTGCAATAACGACCAGACCGTCTTCGTCCCTACCGCTTACGGGATCTGTTCGGACAAAAGTAATTCCATGTTGTCAGATAATCCTCACAGCGGCATCTACGAAGCGGAAACCTCACGCACCATTGATGCAAATGGTGGAAACCCCGGTTGTAATCAAGGCGGGATTGCGGTGGTAGCTTTGCAAGGCTCGATGATTGGACGTGAAGATAAAAACGGTCCCCAGGGAAGCGGTGTTGACGAAGATGTCAGTTTTACCCTCAATACCATCGACCGTCATGCTGTTGCTTATGCTATGACCACCGGAGGCTTTACACTTGTTGAAGAAGAAAAATCACCTACACTGTTGTCAAGGGATTATAAAGATGCGCCAATCGTTTCACAGCCATCTTACGGTATTGACCGAGCGGCTTTTAATCAAGGACAAAATGCCCTGTATAAACCGGCCATAGAGGAAGAACAACAGCCTACTCTTACGGCAAAAGGTCCCGGCGCTGTGGCTCATCCTGCTTCCTTCTCTCCGCATCCGGATTACATCGTCCGAAGGCTTACACCTACCGAGTGCGCTCGCTTGCAGGGCTTTCCTGATTACTGGTGTTCCGACCTCGGCATTGAAAATCCGACTGAGGATGATATAACTTTCTGGACGGAAGTATGGGAAACCCACCGTAAAATTAACGGTGTGAGTAAAAAGCCCAAGAGTCGAAAGCAGATCATAAAGTGGCTACAAAATCCACATTCCGATGCCGCCGAATATAAAATGTGGGGCAACGGTGTGGCTTTGCCTTGCGTTTGTTTTGTTTTGTCAGGCATTGTGTTATCTACACAAGACACCGCCGAATAATCGGTACAATATTCTCTACAGAAATCGCTTGAAATGACTTGCTATATAAGCGGTTTAGAGCGAATATGTGACTACCGAAAAGAAAGGCGGTTTGAAAAATGGAACTCAAATACAATGTAACAGGCGCACAGCGCAAATCACTGGTCGGAGCAATCAGCACGTTGCTAAACGCCCCGACCAAATACCTCGGAGCCCCAACTTTCGCCTATGAGGTGGGCGGATACCACATTGACAAGGTCGGCACACTCACGGGTCCTGATAGCCTTGACTTGGAGGATGCCCTCCGCCAAGCGGGCTTTGATGCGGACGGCGACACCCGCCATTATGACGAACCCGACACCTACGAGAGCGGGATGCAGTCAAGTGATGTGCCGGAACCCTACGAGGACATCGGACTGATGATTGAAATGCCACGCTCATCCTTTACCGACACAGCACTCGACAACCTCAAGCGACTGGTTGAAAGCAAGAGTAACCTTATCAAAAAGGCCCTCGGTGCGGAAACGCTCGAACTTGAAATCACGGATGACAAGGTTGGATTTCCATGGTTTGAGGACGGCACCGACCCGGACACAGTCAAGGCATACACACATTTCGTCACTGCCCTTTGTGAAATGGCACAGATACAGAAACGAGTCACCGCCAAAGAAAAGGAAACGGATAACGATAAATACGCTTTCCGCTGCTTCCTTCTGCGGCTGGGCTTCATCGGAACGGCATACAAGGAGGAGCGCAAAATTCTGCTCCGCAACCTGACAGGCAGCTCTGCATTTAAAACTCCGAAAAGCGAGGTAATCGGCGATGAATAATTTCCCTTCAAGAGAAACTGTAGAACGTATCAGTAAACAGTACCCGGTCGGCTGCCGTGTGGAGCTTCTTCGAATGGACGACCCTCAGGCTCCTCCAATTGGTACAAAGGGTACCGTGCGGTATGTCGATGACATCGGCAGCTTAGGAGTCGCTTGGGATAACGGCAGTTCGCTTCAAGTGGTTTATGGAGAGGATTTATGTCGAAAGCTGGAGGACGCTGACGATGGACAGTAAGGTAAAAGAACAAATTATCACCGTCCGGGATACCGGACTGACAAATATGTTCGATACCCGCACCGTCCAGCGCATCGCCCATGAAATGAACTTCTTCGAGCTGGTGCTTTTCATTGAGGAACATAAGGATAAATACGTCCGCTTCATCCTCACAGGTGAGGAATAACGCTGTAAATTACACAATTTCTACGGCAATAACAGCATTAAACTTCGTGTAGTTTATGCCCGGATTTGTCGCGTAATTGACTTGATATAGTGTGCTTTCAGAGTTAATATGTCACTACCGAAAGGGAAACCACACGGCTTTGTAAAGTAAACATGAAAGATTAAGAAGGGAAATCAGCCAATTGCTTCAAGCGACGAGGAAAAGCTTGCGTTTGCTTCTGGCAGA